GGATTTTATTAATGGAGATATAAGCTTCTTTAAAAGGACATATAATTCATTCTATTTAGACCCTAGTTTTGAACAAATTAATTTAAGTGATTGTTCTTTTGCAATTACTCGAGATCTAATTGATAAACAGTATGCCAAGCAGTTATTAAATTTTATCGACCCAAAGGAAATTGATCAACTTTCCCAAGGCTATAGGGATGACAAATTTCTAACATATAGGCCTGAATTCGTGACATTTGCGAAAAGCACTAACTTAATAGCCTACGATCAATTCTACAAAAAAGTAACCAAAAAACGTAAATTCCTCGTCGATTTAACTACGGATTTCTACCGAGATATCACCGATATTTCCCAGGATGATCTTAAACGCCTGAAAATGGGCATTAAACGCATGAGGGAAACTCGCGAGCAATTTGAATTAAATGGTGAAGATACTTCTCAAATACCAAATGTAGAAATTCGAACCGTAGATAGATCCATGGTTGAGCTAAATGTAATGCTTAACGGCCAATGTGTCTATACGGGCCCAGATAAAACCGGTATTGAGCAAACCTATCCATTTGCGCCATTAATTTGCTATATGGAACCCAGTATTTGGATGCCTAGCCAGAGAATCCAAGGTCTAGCATCCTGTAATTATTCCAATAATAGACAGTTCAATAAAAGACATATGAAAATCATTGATATGATGGATTCAGATATTGCTACAGGGTTTAAATACATGATTGGCAGTGTGGCAGATCCTCAAGATCTTCAGCAATCAGGCCAAAATAAGCTTATTGGTATAGATCCAGAAAATGCACCTGCTGGTATGGATTCTGTACAACAACTCCAAGGTGGCGGAGCTAACCCAGCATTAATCCAATACCAGCAAGTTTTAGACCAATTATCATTAACTCTTTCTAATGTAAACGAATCAGTTTTGGGAGTCGATGAAAAAGGAAATACCCAGGTTTCTGGCAGACTAGCCGAGGTTAGAATTGCTCAAGGCCTTAGGGGAAATAGGAAAATATTCGATCAAGTTGAAACTTCACAGCAAATTCTTGGTGGTTTAATCCTGCAAGCAATTCAAACTCATTATTCTCCTGGCAAAGTCGAGAGAATTCTAGGAGAGCAGCCAACCGAACAGTTTTATGACAAACAGTTTGAACAATACGATGCTGTAATTAAAGAGGGTGTACGCTCTAAATCTCAACGTGATGCCTACTATTATGAACTAGTAACACTCAAAAAAGATGGTATTGTTGATGTGCCACAAGACGAAATCGTTAAAGCTCTTAGTATGGCCGGACTCAGCGACCTGGAAGAAGCTATTGCACAGCGTGAAGAGAAAAATAAAGAAGCTGAGCAGAAAGCCCAAGAAGCTGCTCAGGCTCAAATAGATTTACTCCATGCTACAAAAGAAGAAAAACTAGGCTTGGCTCAAGAGCGAAGAGCAAGAGTAATCAGCAACCTGGCACTCAAAGACGAAAGAGAGTCCGAAGCTCAGCAAAATATTGCCCAAGCTGCACTTGATAGAGCTAAGGCAATTACCGAAATAGCCTCGCTGCAAGAAGATAGGATTTTAAAGGTTTTAGATTTTATTAACATGCTTGAAAGACAGGAAGCAGAAGGCAGAGAAGCTCAAAAACAACAAGTTTTCCAAGAATCTGATCTATTGAATTCTGAGACAAAAGGTACAACTGAAGACGCACAAAAGAAGGCTTACCAAGATATTCTACAAGAACAACAAATGGCACAGCAACAACAACCAACTCAAGGTATGACTAATGAAGGATTCTGAAAAGAAAAAATTAATGAAAGATTTTTTTATCAATGAAGACATGGATAAAAAAAACTTAGAAATGATTAGTATTGAATCTTTATATCATATAATTGAAAACGAATTAGAAATGTCCAAATACTATTTAAAATATTATGAAGAGAAAATTAAAAGATTAGAAATTGTAATTAACAAACTTAAATGAGGTAATTTTATGGCTTACGGAAAAGGTAAATCCTCGGGACCATTTATGAATAGTCCCAAAGGATTATGCTCCTATAAAGACAATCCAATGAAGGCACCTGCTAGGGTAAAACCAGAATGCGGACCTGGCATGAATGCTGACCAGAAAAAAGCAAACAAGTTGCTGCAAAAAGCACATGCTGAAAAAGATTCCCTGCGTGGAAAATCAGGCATGTAATGAACTTTAGCAAAGCAATTGCACTTATTCTAGATGGCAAAGCTATTTATCGCAAATCATGGAAGGATAATAAATTCTACGTGTTTGTAGATAGTAGTAGAAAAAAAGAATGTCTATTTAGTGATGGATACGATGATTATTTGACCTGGACTCCAACACAAGATGATATTTTTGCTGAAGACTGGGAGGAAAATGAACGCTCTAGTTGAAGATCCTGTTAGTGGTCTAGTATTACCTAGACAATTTATTGATCAAAAACAATCACTAAAAAAGGTGATTGATGATCTGGTTGATAGTGCCGTTAACAGTAATCAACATATTAGAGAGACATATTTCCTAACAATTCATGCTAAATTTGATAAGTTTGACCCTAGTCAGTTTACCATTAGTCAGCCGGTAATAACCTACAAATTGCCTCCATTTGTGAGCAATCAGTTCGTTTTCTGGGTGAGTAATACCAAGGGGATCTGTGAACTCCTCTGGATGACTAGTAAAAAAGGTAAAAAGATCACAGTGGATTTTAATACACAGGGTGTCGCCTACCTAAAAGCAAAGGGCGCAATGCCTTCATAGGGGATAATCTATGGTTAACAACTTGGGAGTAATTAATGTTTGAAGAAGAAGTTGATGAGGATATCGTTGAGCCTCAAGAGCAAGTAAATGCTGATGTAATTAGTGCCGAAGAACCACAACAAGAAAGTGCTGAGGAACAGCCAACTCAGCAAAAAATGGTTCCTCTTTCTGCTTTGCAGAAGGAGAGGCAAAAAAGGCGTGAGTACGAGCTAAAGCTGCAATGGGAACAGGAGCGTAATGCTCAAAAGCCAGTGCAGCAAGAAGAAGAGGAAGATGATTCGCGCTATGAATCAGCGACAAAAGCCGATCTTATGAATTCTCAAGAAGAAGCCCTGAGAGCATTCGAAGAAAGGCTCTGGATTAGGCAAAATCCAGAAAAATTTGAAGAAATTAATGAGAATTTAAAAGATTTTTTAAAATTAAAACCAAATCTAGCGGTTGCTATATACCAGGCTCCTAACCGATATCAAGAGGCTTATGATCTTATGCAAGCACTAACGCCAAAGCAAAAACAAACGATGAAATTGGGAACACAACAGCCGAAAAGGGAGGCTCCAAATGCCCCTGGAAGTGTACCAAAATCATCTGGTTTAGCTGAGGCAGTAGATGTCATGAGCATGACTGATACTGAGTATGCAGCTTGGAGGGCTTCTAAACGCAAGCGCAGATAATGTAAGAGGATAAAATATGTCTGTTACCACTACATCTACTTACGGCTCAATGTCCGATAGATGGGCACATAGAGCGTTATTGCAAAGATCCAAGCCTAGACACGTCCATAACTTATTTGGACGAGCATTTACTTTGCCTCAAAAAAATACCGATACCATAGCAATGAGAAAGCAAGAGAATTTTAACTCTGATCCAGTTGTACTACCAGAGGGAGCTGATCCAGCACCTGAACAAGTACAAAAATTTGATATAAATGTAACTGTTCAAGAGTTTGGAAAAGTTACACTTTTAAGTAGAAAAGTATTGTTAGTTGTCGAAGATGATACAGCAGCCGAAACAGCCGACAACCTTTCACAATGTATGCACACTATGCTGGACAAGGTTACGCGTGATGTTTGGGACGCGGCTACGCCACAGATCTCTTGTCTAAACGGCAGTAATGGAAATTTGATAACAGAATTGACACAACCAGATGTAGACCGTGCTATTCAGTATCTAGATGACAATGATACCGAGAAAATGACTCCTACAATAGATGGTACTTCGCGTTTTGGAACTGGACCTGTTGAGGCTGGTTTCTGGGTTACAGCACACGTTAAATTAAAGCCGGATATTCGCAGGCTAGATTCGTTCACACCTACTTCTCAATACGGTTCACAAGAGCCAGTTTTGCAATCAGAACTTGGGGCAACTGATGAAGCTAGATGGGTAACAAGTACTTTGGTTAAAGTTTCTGATGATAATCCTCCAGTATTTAACAACACATTTGTGGGCTCAAATGCATATGGATATGTTGGTATTGATGAAGTGTCTACAGAGATAATTCTGAAGCCACTCGGGTTTAACGATTATCTTAACCGCTTCCAGTCAATGGGATTTACGGCCTGGTTTAATGCTGCGATCCTCGATGATTCGCACATTGTTACACTATTAGCAACTAAAGCAGCATAAGGAGGGGATTATGTCAGATCTATTTTTAGGCCAATCTTGTTCAGAGCTTTATCGCTTTATTTCCGCGGGGACGGAACACACGTTTTCCTTCGGCTTTCAGCCTGATAAAGTTGTTTTTAATAACTTGTCTGCCTCAGTTGCTACAGCCGATGGAATCCCTGTTTCAACTTGGTGGAGAGATTTTACTTTGCCAGGTGATGCAATCCAGCAGGTAGTTATCGACTCGGCAGCAGCAGCATCTTTCAATTTTAAAACGATTACAACAAATGGTTTTACGGTTGCAGATACTGCCGGAGGTCAAGGATCTATGCACGCAAATATTACAGCGATTAGCCAGGCTGATCCCTGCGTTATTACGCATAGTGCCTATACCTTTCAGACAAATCAGATTGTCAGAATCACTGATTTAGGGAGCGATATGCCTGTTCCACATGGCATGGATCAGCTAAACAACAAAAGGTTTAAGATTGTTGTGTTATCAGCAACAACTTTCAGCTTAAAAGATGTTATCAGTGGAGAACCAATTGATTCATCGGCATATACTGCCTATGTATCTGGTGGTAAAATCACGTTAGAATCTGCTGTGATTAGCCTAAATAACCCTCAGGTTAGTCCTTATTCTGATACTAACCCTTATAATCCTAATCCATTTAAGTATGATCCTATCACTTATCAGCTTACTGCTGGTACTGCTGTTATGGGTTCAGATGGAAATGAATTTAGAATCGAGGTTTACAAGTTTGGCAAATATGTAGATCTAGGTGATCTATTAGTATAATGGTCAAAATGGAGCCGGAACTACCGGCTCTAAAGTTTGTAGGTTTATTATGAGCGGTCAAACAGAGCAAAGAGCAAGTATTTTAGATATTAGCAATGCTGATCCATGTGTAATACAAACAATAGAATCTCATGGTTTTAGTACTAATGACCTAGTCAGGCTAACTGACCTAAACGGAATGATGCCAATACCAAGAGGACAAGATCCGCTTAATGATAAAAGATTTAGAATAGTGGTAATTGATGACAATAGCTTTAGTTTAAAAGATCCGATTACCTTAAGAGATATAGACTCAACTAATTTTCCGCCATATGTTACAGGCGGTAGTTGTAACAAGATAGCAACAAATTTCGAATACAATGCTTAAAGGAATATTATGGTTAAAAAAGAATCAAATGTCATGGATACAGTGAAAGAAACAGTAAAAGAAGAGGCTTTATCAATTGAAAATATGCCTCTTACCACGCTCAGGGAATACCGTCTCTATAACGAAGAAGCGAGAAAACTTAATAAAAAACTGAGAATATGCAGATATCCTATCAAACAATGTCCAATTGAATTGCATCCTAAACAGAGAGTTAAATTTAGCAATAATGACCAGAGTTTGCATCCTGTCAAAGTCTATGTAAGCAATGAACTCATTCACTTTGATCAAAGTTTAACTCCTGGACATGTCTATGATCTTCCGGAGTGCATAGTACACTATCTCAGTGAAAAAGGTTATCCTGTTTGGTCATGGGTAACCGGCAAGGATGGAGAAAAAGAGACCAGGCAAACAGGGAAAAAATCAAGATTTAGCCTCACAACTATTTATCAAGGCGATTACTGATTATGGGAACAAGATCCGTAGGTGATGCAATACATCTAATGAGGGTTATTTTAGGCCGTAGAAATCCTAATGACCCTGATTCTACGGATGAGGTTTTTTTTGGTTATCTCAATAATTTTGTGTCATTATCCATGCCCAATGATACAAAACTGTTTGAATCTTTTGGAACAATGAGCTTTACCATTGATGAAACTAATACAACCGGTGTTTATACGTTCAATAATGTCGGCGCAGATACTCAATTCATGAATATCAGCCAGGAGGCCTTCATTTCCCTGCTTGATCCAGTAAATAATTCCTTCTCCTGGAACTGGCTACCCATCTATCAAAATCCTGGGCAGTTTTTTTCTAAGTGGGGAATAAA